CTATGAACCTGAGCTTCCGAAAGTATGGTATCAGCAAGAAGTATGACCAGCTTCTTTGCTGCGGGGAAAGCCCACCATACCCCTGCACAGCGCAGGGCCCCCATTGGTTCGAAAGTCACCTCAAGGGTGGCTGTCCCTCATGTGAGAGGGGTCTCTGGAACAGATGGTTCCGAGATGGAAGACTCGACTCAGATCTGTCGAGCATGATACCAGACACAATTTCAAGAGTGGAATTCCTCAGGCATGCTGTTGATCGAAGAATATCTCAGCAGTACGCTATGTCCCGAGGCATCTTGTTAGTTCTGGCGGCCTTCCTTCCTAAACTATCGGAGAAGGCTTACAAGAGGACGTACTCTACCCTCTTCAAATATTCCCACGCAGAGCTGAAACAACAGTTGACGGTCGCGGCAGAATACTTGGTTGATCCAACGAGGACTCAACTTGGGAAACTTCCCGGTGTATTCTACTGTATCTTCCGTCTTCTACAACATAAGAAGCGTGGGTGTTACCGCACCTCCTTGTCGCTTATCGAGGCGACTAAGGTTTCTATATCCGACGACGTTTATTCGGTGACTAGTGCTATTAATAATCATTCAGCACTTTTGTCTACTCCAATCGTTCGGAATCCGGAGACTGTATCTCGTCTCCTAAAGGTGATCGGTAATGTTGTTGAGGAGTTAGTTCCTGACCGAGAGCAGTATTTAGATTTTGACATGTCTCTCGCGCCCAAAATGAAAGGCGGCTATCACGTAACTCGTTCAGAAGGTATATCTTTGAGTTTATTTAAGAAAACCATGAATACATGGATTATACCTAATGACGTTCGTGAGGTTGTCGGATATCAGAGGCTTAACTCAGAAGCGATCCCGTTATACGGGCCAGTCGGCTTGAGTCTCTTCCATGATATCGTGGCATCGGAACTACCTAGTACTCCAGGAGATGTTGAACAGCAATTCGTGTTCACGTCGGGAAAGTGCCGTATCGTCACCAAATGTGATCCCTATTCGGCGGTGTTCTTCCAGGGTCTTCAGACCTTCTTATTCAAAACTATATGGAAGAATTGCCATTTTAGGTTCACAGGTGAGAGCTTTCTTGCCTCTAGAGTCCCTGAATATATGGTCCCAAAGAAAGGAGAACTATTCGTCAACGGAGATCTCAAATCCGCGACTGATAGGTTCTCACCAATATGGACCTCTTTTACTCTAGAGAGAATACTTTCTCGAATCGGCAGACTAGATTTACTTGAGTCTGCACTCTCCTTCATATGCCCAGAACATATGGATACACTCGAGGGTGGTCGGAAACTTGCTTTGTGCAACGGCCAAATGATGGGGAACCCTCTTTCGTTTCCAATTCTGTGTATCATCAGCGCGTCTATTGGATGCCTTGCCAGGCGGGCCATACGTCTAGAAGAGTCACCTATACTTGTTAACGGTGACGATATATCCCTTAGAATTGAAAGGGAGGACGCTATGAACTGGCACAAGACGTGCGAAGAACTGGGTCTTCAGGTCTCCTATCAGAAAACATCTATTTCGGATAGGGTTATCTCTCTGAATTCTCATGCTGTAGACTTATCACGACGAGTGGACCTTTATTCCATTAAGGTACCAGCTATGGTCGGTCTTAAGCGAGAAGTTCACAGGTTTCAGCTTTACTATAACAAGGGGTGGAATCTTATACCCTCCATTGACACGAAACCTTCTATATTGGAGATAACAGACCTTTTTCCAAGGTTATTTGGGGTAACCAACCCTTCCGCAGCTGTTCGGAT